GACCGCTTGTGAAAGTCGTCCAAATCTTTTAACAGAAAATAGTATAATCAAATATAATCATTTTGGTAACAAATGAGTATATTTGCAAATGCAAATAAGATATAACTTCAAAAAGTAAAATATGAGTAACAACAATCAATTTTCAGAAACCAATATCATTATCGCACTGATAGATGGTATATCAGAAGACCGTGCTCAAAAATATTGTGTATGGTTGCACAAACAATATCCGGCAGGTATACCTGTGTGTGCAATAAAAAATGACTTTCAACAATTTGCAGCACTATGAACAAAAGTATAATAGTAGCAAATCCCACAACTCTAATCAGCAGAAACTACAAAGTCGAGTTGGAATTTTTCGATACAAAAAATAGTAAGAAGACAGTTCAGCAACGTGAACTGACAAATGCTGACGATCTGAATCCATTCAGAGAAAATATCGCTCATTCAGATGAAATCGGAATTATGCGCGAATCTGGAGTAGTACTTACTGCTGTTAGAATTTACAAAGGAAACGAGATTATCTATGATAAGTATTGTGTAAATAATGAATTAGAAACTTTATTGGTACTCTTTAATCATAAATAAAATGAAAGAATATAACAAATCATCAAATGGCAAGCTTGATTTATCCAAATCTGCAGAGTTCAATGCAAACTGTAGGCTTAATCTTCTGTTTTTAGTTTCAGAAATACTATCAAGCGCGTTGCAAGATACAGACGAATGGCTTAAAAAGGCAGGTTGCGAATTAAGACACGAAGACAAAAAGAATTTCAAGACAGCTATGAAAGCTATAGCTGCACTGAAAGCCTTTTCTGGACTGAGCAAAGAAGATTTGAATGACTTCGCTAATGAAGCGGATAGAGTATATCAGCTTCTACTTGTTCTTGAAGATAGGACGGGTGAAGATAATAGTCTTTTCTTCCGGTTCTATGAATATCTTAAATCCTTTCCTTCGAAAGGACATTTTGAAGGCCTTGATGAAAGTGAATCACGTTGTTTTGAGCCGCTATTTACCAAAGAGCAGATGGAGGAGGCGTCATGGTAGAAAAAAAGAGAGACATTTTTTCTGAAATACAGCGCAAGTCTTCTTTTGACTTTGCCATAGGAATTGATACAGGAGTTCATACTGGCTATGCGGAATGGGATTGTAAGAATAAATCTTTTATTCTTGTAAAGACAATGAAGATTCATGAAGCAATATTCAGAGTTAGGGAGTTAATTAAAATTTGGAAGAGAAAGGGATATAATTTCATTATAAGAGTGGAAGATGCCAGACAAAGAAAATGGTTCAATGATAAGTATGCGAAAGATGGGCACATGAGAAATGTTCAGCAAGGCGCGGGTTCTGTAAAGAGGGATGCTTCTGTATGGGAAGATTTCTTGAAAGATGAAAATGTAAATTTTGAGATGGTAGCGCCTAAAAACAATGCAACCAAGATGTCTGACAAATCATTCAAATTTTTGTGTCATTACGAAGGTAGGACAAGTGAGCATGGGCGTGATGCTGCTATGCTTGTCTTCGGTTATTAAGAAACACCAATATGAAAAAAGATAAAACGAAATACAGTGGGAAAGCGATATATCAGCCAACAGGAAAGGCTGGTGAATATTCTCAATGGGCAGCTAATTTCTTTACAGGTTGTTCAAATGATTGTGATTATTGTTACTGCAAGCATGGAGTTCTATCTTCCGTATGGGGAGGTGAGCCTAAGTTAAAAAAGGTATTCAAAAGCGAGGAAGATGCTTATAGTATTTTTAAAAAGGAGGTTCTATTGAATCGCGCAAATATCATAAGAAGTGGTGGCATATTCTTCTCTTTCATGACGGATCCATGCCTTGTAGAAACATGGCCATTAACAAAGCGTTGTATAGACTACCTGATAACGAGGAACATTCCTGTTACAGTACTAACAAAATGTGTTAGATGGATATATGAGAAAGAAACGAATGAACTTATCTTTGAGAATGATAAAGCAAAGGATTTTCTTTGTGTAGGATTCACTCTAACAGGAATAGACTCAATGGAGCATGGTGCAGCAACTAATTCAGAGAGAATAGGGGCTCTTGAGTACTGTCACAGATTAGGAATCAGAACGTTTGCAAGCATTGAGCCGGTAATTGATTTTAATCTATCATACCAAATGATAGCAAAAACTATTGGAAATTGTGATATATATAAAATCGGACTCCAATCGGGGGTAAGCAAAGGGACATATACGCGAGTAAGTGTATGTTCTTTTGTTGATAGAGTATGTTCAATAGTAATGGCTCATGCTGAAGCAAAAGTAAAAATCTATTGGAAAGAGTCTATCAGAAAGTTTCTTCCAGAAGACTACGCTTGTCTCAAACTGGGTTTCTGTGTAGGCTCAAAGTTTAATATATTCAAGGGAAAATAATTATGTTATATGTTATCTGTTTTATAGCTGGTGTAATTACGACAGTTGTACTCGAGGTGTTATTTGTTGTAGGTTTCTTTACAAAGAATAAAGAATAGTAATAAGGAGGTTACAATATGAAGGTGTTGTCTGTAAAACAGCCATGGGCAGCGTTACTCGTAAATGGCATTAAGGATATTGAGAATAGGACACGTAGAACAACTTTCCGTGGACGTATTCTGATTCACGCAAGCAAAGCTAAAAGGTCGGGATTTATTGCAGATTTCCTGACAGAAGAGCAGGCAAAAGCCGTTTGTGAAGCTAAAATCGAGGATTCTGATTTCAGAAAATCTTTAGTACGCGGCATGATAATAGGTTCGATAGAGATATATGATTGTGTTAAAAATGATAGCTCTATATGGGCTGAAAAGAATGTTTGGAACTGGAAAGTCCGTAAACCAATTCTATTTAAGAAGCCTATTCCTGCAAAAGGTAAACTGGGGTTATGGAATTTCGAAAAGGAAATAGACGAAAATAATCAATGAACTTAAAAACTTTAAATTTATGAAACTATTATTTTATGATTTAGAAACTACTGGACTTGATAAGGATAAGCATGGAGTTTATCAAATGTCTGGACGAATTGTTATAGATGGCTCTGTCGTTGAGACCTTTGACTTTAAGGTCGCACCACACAATGGGGCGGAGTATGACGACGAGGCTCTGAATGTGGGACACGTATCTCGTGAGGAAATCAGCAACTATCCTCCAATGGAAGAGGTATTCTCTCAGTTTATAGATATGCTGAATAAGTATGTAAATAAATACGACAAGAAAGATAAATTTTTCCTTGTAGGATACAATAACAGGCATTTTGATGATCAATTCTTAAGGAGTTTCTTTGAAAGGAATGGTTCTAAATACTTCGGTTCTTATTTTTGGTCCAATTCATTTGATTGCTTAGTTCTTGCGACCCCATTCCTTGCAAGCAAGAGATATCTTATGGTAGACTTCAAACAGGCTACAGTAGCAAAAGAACTTGGAGTAAAGGTAGACGACGTAAAACTTCATGACGCAAGTTATGATATAGAGCTTTGTGCAAAGATATATGACAGAGTTTGTGGGAAATATTAAATTTTAAACTTTAGCAAATATGGAATTAACATTTAATCAGAAAATGAAGTTTTCTCTACTGACAAGTACGGGAAGCGTGGAAAAAGCAAAGGAAGCATTTGATTTCGTAATGGAATACAAAGAGAGCTTTTGCAGAGAGTGTGAAAAGAAGGCAGATGATAATCCTGAAGTAGTTGATGGAAACGAAAAAGCAGACAAGGTTATGCTTGTTTATGCGGACGAACATGCAGAGGAATTTACTGGAAGCAATCCGAAGAAAAATATAGCAAAGATTGGGGTCATTTTTCAGGGACATAGATTCGCCATTGCTTTGAGAGATTTACCAAAACAATATCCTCTTGTCAGTGATAGTGATAAATGCGAAGCTGAGAGCCCTCTATATAAGGGCGAAATTGATTCTATTTTCGACTGGGATGTAGAATCTCACACGAAACACATCGTAGAAGCTGGTACTGACATTCCTCTCAATGAGGGGGAGTTTATTCCCACAGCTGCTATGTTGGTTGCAATGTATCGTATGAGAGAGAAGCTCAATGAGGCCTTAGTTTTTGCAGGAGGAGATCCTTTTAAGACAGATGACTATTACTGGTCATGTAGCGAGTTTAGTCAGCATGGCAGTTGGATATTGAACTTTGGTAGTGGCTACTTGTACAACTACTACGAGTCCAGCAGTGGCTATGTACGTCCCTGCACAGCATTTAATCTTTAATCTTTTTAACTTAAAAGTGGCGCTGTCTCGGAGCGCCACTTATATTAAAGTATATTATTTGATTTATTATGGAGAAAATATGTACGACAAAGAAACAAGGGGAAGAATTACTAAAACTCGGAATAGAAAGAAAGACCGCAGACATGTATTGGACACTTGGATTCCCTTTCCCTGAAGTCTGTGACGAGGGAGATAAGGAACAGGCGGACTATCCAGCATGGACACTTGGGGCACTATTACAATTAATGCCTTCGTCAGGAACATTGTTTATCTCAAGGTACAAAGGTGGTTCCGTAGAATTTTGTGTAACAAGAGGAAGCCAAACTTATAATTATGAATGTAAGGAAAAGAATCTTTTTGATAGTGTTTTTAAGTTGGTTATACTCTTGCGTTCAGATAATTTTATCTCACACGTATAAAATATAAGTTTATGGACGAACTAAAGATATTTATCAATGGTTTAATACTTGCAATAAACTGCTCTGCAGTGGCTATAATCTGTTTAGCCCTATCCAGGTGGTTAAAAAGAATGGATCTTAGGTCATTGGCTATGTATGAGTCTTTCGGAGAGCTGAATGAAGCAATAACAAGGTGTAATCTCAATGCTATTGGTATTCATATCGAACATTTAAGGTTACAGCTTCACTTGCTTGGGCAGAAAGAAGAATATGAGGCTATGGGAGAGATAAAAAAAGAACTTGATAGAAGCTTGGAAATATATAACAGACTTAAAAGTCAATTAAAAGAAATGGTGGATGAAACAAAATGATTTAGCAAAGGAATACCTCGATAAAGTGTCGGGTTCTGCACTATACTTCAAAGATGGCAACTTCCCTAATATGCCTTTTTTTCAAGAAAACGACATCAAAGCAGCTTTCAACGCTGGACGTGAGAGCATTGTGGAGAATATGCCTGAATTGGAGTGGAGGGAGAAAATTTGTAGAGGTGAATATTTCTTCGAGGCATACGCACTTGGTGCATACTATTTAATAAGCTTAAGAGGTCCCGAGTTTCATATAGCCTGTAATTATAAACATTTTAAATCTTGTACGTCTCTTTCAGCAGCCAAGCAGGCTGCAAACGAACATTATAAGAAACAAATTAAACAAACATTGGGGTTATGAGTTCAAAAATTATGTTTACAGAATTAAGACGAGTATGGTCAAATGGGTATATGCACTATATTCCTGAGTTTGAGGAAACATTTCCTGAACTTAAAAATGTAAGTAATGAAGAAATGGTAGATAGGTTTAGAAAACTTGGTATTGAATTTTACACTACCGAAAAGAAACCCGTATCTCTGCTTGTTAGGTTATCTATGCCTTTTGCTTTCATTACATTTATAATTATGTTGATAACAAGCCCCATACACTTTTTCATTACAGGTAGATGGGAATATCGGTTAAAAAGCAATGGTAAACTTATGAATTGGTTTAATGCGGTAGGTTTCTAAATAGATATTAAGATTATGAGTTTAAGAAGTGTAATTTCAAATACAGAAATTCAAGCATCAAGACTTGAAACTTGGATGAAAGAGTTAGGATATTGGCTTGTTTTCCATCGTTTTGAGGAAGATGATAAACCAAAAGTTGTGTACGAAGATGGTGAGGTACTATTAAGATGGCACGAATATACACTAACTATGAAAGATGTTACAGAGTTAATGGAGGAAGTTGGGTATATAAGTAAAGACAATTTTGAGTTATGACAATAACAGAATTACAAAAGAAACTTCAAGAAATGTACGAAAGGTACGGAGATGTTGAAGTACGGCATCAGTATGGAGATGTCGGTGATTATTGCGATGTATCTTGCGTTACAAAAGATGGCGGAGACATCGTTATTTTGTAAGATACGAAATTCCATTATAAGAAATAACAAGATGAGTAAGACTGACAGTTTACATTACAGGCTCTGTTGCGAGGGTGCAAAATGGATGCGCAAACAAGAATGGGGCACATATCACACGGTAGCAGTAGAACTCTGTACAGTTAATGTTGAAAATCCTGATGTATGGGGAACAACTGGCTTTAAGTCTATGCTGATAGAGGTAAAGACCTCTCGTGCTGATTTTCTAAAAGATAAGAAAAAGATTTTCAGAACCGATGATGAGGAGTACAGAAAGTATGCTCTCGGCAACAAGCGATACTATCTTGTCCCCAAAGGAATGGTCACCATAGAGGAATTGCCCACACATTGGGGATTACTCGAATGGGATGGTTCTGGCATTTCCAAAATAAAGGAAGCTGATGAGGTTATATGTGAGAATATGGGCGAGGTTGCAATGCTCTGCTCTATTATGCGCAGAGAGGGAGTAAGAAAAGGTATCTTT